ACTAAGCTGGTGAACCTCCCGCTAACGAAGAACCGCGGGTTTCCTGCCCCGTACCCCGGCCATATCGCCAGGGTCCCCGGCCCCACCCAGGATTGTGGGCGGGTCACTGACCCGGCTCGCCGGCCTGCGGCACCTGCCCGAGGCCCAGCCGCTTGGCGGCCCAGCGCTCGTAGAGGTTGATCGCCACATCGGCGCCGGCCATCGCGGTCAGGCAACCAACTGCTGCTGCCGCCCACACCGAAACGCCGAGGGCGTACAGCAGCATGTTGGTCGATAGCCCACAGGTGACACAGGCACCGGATCGCAAAGCCAACCGGCGAATCAGCCCCCAACCGCGAGCACCCGCCTTGTCCGCCCGCCACATCTCTCCCGACACACCGCCGACCAGGGACAGCACGATCACCATCCAGATCGGCAGTTCGGCTAACGCTTGTTGCTCGCTGTTCATGTAAGCCTCATTGGCAAAGCACGGCGCCGGAAAAAGAAAACCCCGCCGGGTGGCAGGGTTCTCGATGCTCCGACAGGTCGGGGCGGGTTGCACAGCACAGTGCTTGTGGGGGAAGCGCCTAAGCGCACTTTTGATATCGTGGGGACTTTTTACATGCCACCGGAAAAACCGAAAAGGGGTGTTTTTCGGTTCGTCATAATGTGGTGGCTATGTCGCATCAATGTTGCACACAAGTCGCATAGCTACCCGACGAACGGTCTGCTGTCGAGCGCTGCCGGAACGGGCGGCCAACACGGCAAACACCTGTAGGCGCAGGGCCTTGACCCAGTTCCGATAGGTCCGATCAGCACCCTCTTCAATCCCTACCACCCGCATCTGCTCCCTGATCGTGACCTGATGGAAATAACGCAGCTCAGCCAATTCGGCCAGCGTTGCCCCGCGTTTGTCCCGGCGGGCCAGTCCAGCAACAGCTGCATCGACTTCGGCAGCGGCATGATCCAGGCCGGCGCCGGCCATCAGTATCCGCGCACCAGAAGAGCCGGTGCGGGGCGCCGATCCCTTCCATTCCATAATCGTCCCCATCTGGCTGCCGAGGCTGGCTTCCAATCCCAACTGCCGACGCTGCTCGCCCCAGTGCTCCATCAGATCATCCACCAGACGCAGGCGCTCGGTTTCATCGATCAAGGCTGCCATGTCCTTCTGGTGCTGAACCATCCGCACCAGGTGCTGAAGGCGTATTTCCACGTCCATCGTCATCGCCACTCCCCCGAAATCAGTACCCAACACACATTTAGCCAACCCAACACAAACCCAACACACACAAAACCCAATAAATTCAATGGATTGGAAGCATCTGTGTTTAGTGTGTTGGGTGTGTTGGGTTTTTCAGGATTCGCATAGAGATTTATCCGCCCTTCGATTTCAGTGGTTGAAGTAGATCGCATGCGCGTGCGCGTGCTCGAACCCAACACACCCAACACACACTGACGCCAAGCCACGGATTCCGGGGCCTGAATCTGTGTTGGCTTGCGGAAACCAACCCAACACCAACCCAACACACCCAACACACTTACTGGAGGAGTCATGCCGCTACCCTCTTGATGTGGTCCCAGCCTTCCACTGTCCAGCCCGCGAGCTTTGCTCGCTCACGCCACTCGCGAACATTCTTGCCGAGCACGGCCGCATTCATGGATGGGGGCAGGGAAGGATCACCATCGTTGGGCATGAAGAACGCCGCGAAACGACGCGGGCCCTGGGCTGTGGAGCAGTCTGTCCAAGGGATAGCCCTTGTCTTCTCCACCTTCGCGCTAAGCATCAACGAGAACTTGGTTTGGCTCATGGCGTGCTCTTTGTTATGGGCGCACCACTCAATGAACATGGCGTAGACATCTGATGTCAGGCAGCAGCCCCAGAGGCCGTACCCAAGCTCGCCGTTGCGCCAGAGGTGGAAGAAGGTCTGCCAGGCCGTGCGGCTCAGCTCAACCAGGCGCTGCCGGGCATCCGTTTTCGGCGGACGGGTGCGCTGATTGAAGTCCTCAAGGTCAACGCTCAGCAGCCACCCATACAAAGCAGCCACCCCACCATTCGCCAACTCCCTGGCGATTGCCTTCTGTCTCTCAGCCGGCAGCGTCTCCAAGGGCCACATCACCAACATCCGGCGGTCGTCATCGCTGATTGGCCACGGCATGATCTCATTGCTCAGGAAAGCCGCGTTCATGTGGTTGGTCTCTTCCCAGCCGTTGATGAACTTTGACTCCATGCGCACCGTTTTACCGGTGATCATGTGCTTGATTTTGCCGACCTGGTTGTAGCGCTGGTCGCGGCTCACAACCTCTTCGAAAACAGCCCACAACTTGCCGCTTCGCCAAGCGTTGAAGCTGCCTTCAAGTTGATCTTGCCCAACAGTGGCACCGTATTCACCGTACAACTCGCCCATGATGTCTGAGAACAGCAGGCTCTTGCCCGAGCCTTCCATGGTCGAGTGGAACAGGATAGCGGTGTCCAGCTTCGCGCCCATATGCTGCAGCGGGAATGCCAGCCACTTCACCAGCCAGTCCAACGCCTCGGCGTCATGGTTGCAAAGGAACGAGATCAGCCAGCGCAAGTTCTCGCATGCAGCGTCGTCGCGGGCCGGCTCAAGCGGCAAACCCTCGAATGTGTTGATGTAAATCGCCGGATCCTTGGTCATCGTCGGGTCGAACACGATGTGGTCAACGTCCACTACACGCCGATCCGGACTGTTCAGCCAGAGCTGATAGGCATCGCCCAAGGCCATCTTCACGCTGCCCTCGGGCAGACGGCGCTTCTTCTCGCGATCCCAGGCCTCTTTCGTGCCGTCGATGTAGATGTAGCGGTCGAGCGGCTCCAGCTTCAGCGTGCCGCCCTTCTTGCTGGACATCTTTCGGGCCTGCTCAAGCTCTGCCACCTGCTCGGAGGCGATAAGCTTCTTGTCGGTCCGCTCCATCCACTCTTTTGCGAGCGGCTTGCCGACCAGGGCCTCGAAGCCTGTTCGCTTCATCGAACGCCCCTTGTCCAAGTCCCACACGTTGGTGGTGCCTTCTACCAGGGCAAAGCGGCGCATCGCACCGTCAACGTCCAGGGTCCTACCCCCTGCCCCCCCGTTGGCCGAGGAGCCGGCCGGGCTGGGCGCTTCGACGTCCGATGGGGCATGGGGAAGGTGATCGACATCGGCGTCGACGACGGGCTGCTGCTCGGCCGGCTCGGCTGCCGATGGGGTACGGGGAAGTTCGCCCAATGGAGGCGGTTCCGGTGGACGGGATCTTGCGTCCATGCCGAGGATCTGTGCTGCTGCTCTGGTCGCAGCCTTCTGGTCGCCATCGTGCATCAGGATGCAGAACACGTCGAACGCGTCGTTCTTGTGCCCGTTGGCCAGGGGATCAGAAGTGTGATGCGAGTAAAGCTTGCGATCTTTGATCGTCACACCTGGCAGCCCTGAGCTGCTGTGCGGGCTCAACCATTTCCCATCGATGCGCTTGTAACCATGCGCCTCGATCATCGTGGCGATGTCATGGACGCGGTTGAATTCGGGAATGACTTCGGGGAGCCGGTCACCAGATCGTGCAGCAGATGGTGATGGCCTGTCCACGGGACGAGCTGCAGCCGCAGGTGCTGCCGCCTTCGGCTTCCAAGGGCAAACAGCCTCCCCCTTCGGTTTGAACTCGTCCCAACCCTGCCAGATGCCCAGCAGGTCAGCCGGCAACTCGGGCAGCCCCTCAACAGTCGGCGGTGTACGCCACGTGTAGGGTTTACGGGTGCCTGGGTGAATGGATGGCGGCAAGACGTCCTGCACCAGCCCGCCCCGCAGCTCGAAAACCGTCACTTTCTTGAAGGGCTCAGCCGCCATGCGAAAAGCCGCCTCGCGGGCAGCATCGCCTTCGTCCTGCGCGGCCTTCACTTGCGCCATGAGCCCCTTGTAGATGGTGCCATCGGGGTCGTTTTTGTTCGGCCACACCAGGGCGTGGCGAGTCAGCTCCACACCCTCAGGAACGCGGAACATCACGCGGAATCGTTCAGGGTTGCCTACTGAGGTGGGGAACGCATCAGCGAGCGCGTCAACGTCGAGCCCAAGGGTCTGCTGCAAGACCTGCCGGGTCAGCTCAACGTCATCAACGTCGAGCGAGCAGACACGACTCGGCCCGAGCACAACACCAAGGTTGTGATTCGGGCTCGCAGTCCAGAACGCTTCAGCCTTCGAGGCATCCGTGAAATAGCCTCCAGGCTTGTTCCAGCCGGCACCCTTCGGCCCCTTCTCACCTGGTTCAATGGGAACCAGGGCAAGACTGAAGGCATCAATGTAGCGCCGCGCCCAATCAGCTGTGGTAGAGGATGGGCGATCACTCATCTCCGGCGCTCCCGCAGCTCCTGGCAGCTGATGCAAGTCTCGCACCCCGTCACCAGCAGCTGACGCACCTCCGGGATTGGCTCATCGCAGTCTTCACAGAACTGCGCACTCGGCTTCGTCACTGGGCGAATGCGGCGCTGAAGGGCTACCTGCAGGTGATAGTCGGCTTGGTCGTTGGCCACATCGATCACATCAGCCATGAGCTTCGTCCTCCATGGCTTGGCGGGCACCCGCCATGATCGCCAGCACTTGACGGATAACATCCATCCCGCGCTGCTCGAGGTCGACCACTTCACCAACAGTCCAGACATTGTCGGCGGCGCCTTCGTGCAGGCTACCGACGAACTCACTGGACTCTTCAAGGAGCTTGGCTACTGCCTGCAGCGCTTCATTAGTTGCTGGGACCGGCTCTGGGCGATACCAGACGGCACCGGCCGGACGGACCAAGGCATCAAGCAAACGGGGGTCAGCGGTCCAGCGGACGATTTCTTCGATCTCGTCCGGGCTTGGCCAGCGGCGTTCTTCGGTAGGGTGGAGTTTCTTCTGCAGGGCATCCACGTCCATGACCATATCGAAGGCCAGCTTTGTGATACCGCCGTGATAGTCGCGACCGGCGCGGTAGAGCGCCTGCCGCAAGGCGAGAACCGGACCTGCATCCGGCAGTAGATCAATGCGACTCATAACCGTAAATCCTCGGTTTACGGTGTAGCCAGAGAATGAGGTAGGACCTATCCTACAGCTACGACCGTACTGTGCTGTGCGTCGTCGTCGCTGGGCCAGGGAGGTGAGAGTCCCTGGTCCAGCACCTTATTCCTTTACTTGCCTCAAATACGCCCAATCAATGTCCGGTCGCAGCGCTTCACAACGAATCGCCCCTTCCGTTTCTCGATCCAGGCAAACAGCCAATCCCGCACTAGCGCGGCGGTTGCCGTAGGCGACTTGTTTCAACTGCCCAACAGACGTTCCGCAACGTTTCGCGAAAGCCTCGAGCCCTTCCTTGTCCATCGTCTTCAAGTACTCGCTAAGCGTCATAGACACCTCCATTGGCGGAGAGATTAGCAATTGCTAATTCGCAAGACAATAGCAAGTCGTAATTTACTGTTTGCTAACGGAAAGCAATCATCGCCACATGGATATCAACGAAAGGCGTATCGCCTCCCTCCGTACGATCATGGGTGCACTGAGCCAGAAGGAATTCGCTGAGGCTCACGACCTAGACGCGTCGTACCTGTCACAACTGCTCAACGGCCATCGCAAGCTGGGGGAAAAGGCTGCGCTAAATCTGGAGCTCAAGATTGGGCTCGCAGCAGGGACGCTGACATCTCCTCCCTCCGAGGAGCCATCCACCGCAGCCCCAGACAACGTGGTTCGCCTGCCCACCAGGGCGGCAAAGGACAAGAACTTCGTGCTGATTCCGCACCTCGATATCGCGGCGTCTATGGGGCATGGCAAGGCAGCCCCAGGTATGCACATTGAAGTCATCCGCGACATGACGGTTCACCTCGACTGGCTCAGGATGCAGGGCCTGAGCTTCTCGAATGTCGACAACTTGGCCATCATCACAGGAGATGGCGACAGCATGTCTGGCACGTTCGCCGACGGCGACGCTCTGCTTGTGGATCGTGGGATTTCCGAGGTGAAAACAGACGCGATATACGTCTTCACCCTCGAGGGCGATCTCTACATCAAACGCCTGCAGCGCCTTACCGGAGGCCAGCTGCGAATGATCTCCGACAATCCCATCTACCCACCGATTACCATCGATGAGTCGATGATCGAGCGCATGCATATCCAAGCCCGCGTCCTGCTGGCCTGGAACGCAAAGAAGCTCTAACGAACCCCCGTGCTTCGCGCTACCGGCATTTGCTGGGGCGTAGCCACATCCCGAT